TGACTTGGATAGCCAAATGACTTGACCTGTGGCTTTATCCCAAATCTCATAAATCAGGGCTTCCCGTGAACCTTCGCCCATCTTTTCATTAAATGACTTGGATGTTTCAGGTTTGGTATCAAGCGGAATCTTACCGCCTAATTCTTCGCCAAAGCGTTCAACAAGAGCATCACGCTCCATATAAACTTTACGCCATACTGCGGTGACTTCTTCCCATGTACGGGCAACAGTTAAACCAAAGTCACGCCAATGCACATAGTCTACTGGAGCACATTCATACTCAATGCGTTCCTGATCTTCTTTATGTATGCCGCCTTCGGTTTCAGCTTCGTCAATGTCCTCAGTAACCTGAAAGCCATCATCGGGAGCACCGTCAGCTTCACCGCCTTCTTCACCGACAATATGCGGCTCGTAACGAACCCATGCTGTACCACGCCCACCAAGTAAACGATCTTGTACCGACTGCTTCATGGCACTAGCGTAGTCACCATAATGCTCAATTTCGTACTCTAATGCTCGCTCTAACATCATTGACGCTACACGACCAATTGGGTCATTGTCCCTAAATCTGCGGCTTACATCAGGTCTTGGCAACCTTGCAAATACAGCAGGGGTAATGGTTTGGACATTAGACCAAAGGATATTGAACTTGGCGTTAGGGTTATTCCTAGTACGGCTATCGTCACGGTAACGCTTAACAATCTTGTCTGCTCGCCCTTCCCATTCTTTAAATGTACGCTCGTAGCTGGCGATGCAGTTGTACCAATCGGTGTATGTATGTTCCATCTTTATTCCTAGGTGAAGTTACCTACAGCAAATACTTCTGCACCAGCACCAGTAGTTACTTTCCAGCCTGTTGTTTGGGATATAGCGTTCATTTCAATGGAATAAACGCCAATGGGGGTGTTTGCTCGCACAATGGCATGGGAAAAAGAACCATCAATGATAGATACTGTACTGGTTGCGGCAGTATTTACAGTAACAGTAATGCGGTGTAGATAATCACCTATTGCACCTGTTGTGCCTAATATTTGGGCGGTTTGTGAATTTGCTACATGCTCGTAGGGTAATGCGTAAGTTGCAACCGCTGATGTCATTTAAATTCTCCTATTGGTTACTTTGGGGGTTTCTTTCCACATTTCGTTCAAAGTTACATCCGTTTGCCCGACATGAAGTCCTTTAATTCTTGTATCTTTGAGAATAGGGCTGTCCTCATCTTTCCATACAATACTGAGATAGCGGAACGCATCCGCTGAATGACTGGTGAAATCGTGCTTTGGGCGATCTCTAAAACATTTCTTATCATCATCCCACTCCCTTTGATATTGACGCAAACATTCGATACCATCTTCACATCTATTATCAAACCAAGTGCGAGTTAATGCAAGTCGTGTTGCTTGTATTCCATCCTGAATTGACAGGTTTGGAACAATTTTTAGGTGTTTTATGTCAATTTTTGCAGAAATTTGTTCGATTATGCTCTTACCACCACTAGCTAATGTTTTTGCCCTAGCGTCATGGGGTAGGTAATGGTAACCATATTTGTAGCCAAATTCATCTTCTTTTTGTGCCAGCAACATAGTGTAAAACGGTATGGCTTGACCATTGCTAGAGTGGTGATCCAATACCCGTATCTCACCGTAAACCACCTGAAACCACCAAATAGCCGTACTGTCATTAAAACCAAGATCCCAAGCGGTATGGCAGGGAAACATCGGGTCATAGTCAACCGTAGTAATACGATCAAGATCGGTAATCCTACGCATTTCCTGACCGTAGTAAGCACCAAGAATAGCCGCTTCAAATGAGCATAAAAACTCTTGCTCGTACTGGTTAGTGGACATAGACTTCTGAGCATCTAGCAACTCAGAATCAGCAATTAAACCTGATTGATCTGCTCTAAGGGTTTTGACATACCAGTTATCGTTTTTTAAAGCGTTGTTATAGATGTCGTAGAAGCTGTTGTGTCCACGGGGAGTGCCTATAAAAACGGCATACCCCATTCTGTCTGAAAGTAACGGCCTGATGATCTCACCCCATACACGGGGTTTCATGTCAGCGTATTCGTCAAGTACAATCCCGTCACAAAAATTTCCACGAATGGAATCAGGAGCATCAGCCCCAAACAAGCGAATCTTAGCCCCATTGTGCAGTTGTACCCATAATTCTGATTGATTGGCTTTAGCCAAGGCAGGTGCAGAAAACTTTAAAAGGTAATCCCAAGCCACGCTTTTAGCCTGTGAATAAAACGGACACATATAAAAATACCTGCCATCAGGCTTGCGTTCTTTAATTGCCCGTTTAATCAGGTCATTAATGCTGGCTACGGTCTTTCCTGCCCTGCGGTGACATACTAGGACTGCCCAGCGTTCCTTACGCTTGTGGAAGTCTTTAAACGCATCCCTGACCTTGTATTCAAACTCATGGACTACCTCAGTCATCTTGCCATTTATAAATATGGGTTATAGGAGCAGTAGCATCCCCAGTATGTTCTGTCCTAGCTAGCTTAGGCACATGGTATTCAGCGACTTGCATAAAGCAATCAAACGCTACCTTTGGCCCTAGTTTTTCATTCATAGCGATGGCGTCAAGCCATTCTTGGAGTTTGTCTGCGTTACCATCCACAAACTTCGCAATCGCTTCTCTAGCGAGGGCTGTGGACTTATTAGGCGTACCTACAGAGCGACCCCCTGTCTTATTTCTAGTTTTTTCTACTTTAGAATCCATACCTTACCCAAGTGGTTGATTAAGATAAGTTAATTCTACTACTATTTGACTTCTTTATCCAAGTCTTTGAGTTTGTCAGCTAATGCGGCTCTACGCTCTAATCTTAAACGCTGTTGTTTCTCTAGCGTAGATTCTTTATGAGGTCTAAGCATGGCATCTTCAGGTTTGTATTTGCGGCTCATGTGTTCCATTACATATCCTTCATCTTGTCAGCAATCATTTCTTTTCTGCTTTGTGGCTTGGCAGTTTTGGCAGATTCTTTAAAATCTTTGGCAGTTGGGGCGTTTTTGCTTCCAACCTTGTTCATTTTCTCGCCCGATCCAGCTTTAATACGCTCTTGTTTAGCGTGAATATTTGCGTAAAGTCCGTTTTTCATTAGCATTTCCACCTTGCTCTTGCCGCTTTTCCTCTTTCCCCATTCCATCCTGCCGATCTTGCACAGAAACTATCGTGTCTTGGGCCACTTGATTGGGGTGCTTTTAAATTACTGTCATTCTTTGCGTTGTACGCTTTACGACCAGCTTCGGTCATTCCTGCACCTTCTTCTACTGACTGATAGTGCCGACCCTTACCTTTAGTGGTCTTGGCTATTGGCTTATCGTGCTTGTCTACTGCGGCACGGATGTCATCTTGACGGCTCATTTTTCTTCAATGTACTTACCGTAGGCTTCTTCTAATTTGGCTTTGCGAGCACCTTTGGCGTTTTCACGCTCAACATTAAGGGCGATAGCAAGTGCTTGTTTTTTAGGCTTGCCAGCTTTAACCTCTGCTTTAATATTCTTGCCGACAGATTCGGCTGATCCTGATTTGTCTAATGGCATGATTATTCCTGTGGTAATTGGTTAAGTTGTTGCTCAATTAATTGTTTTCGGCTTGGTTGGGCATAAATTTGTTTAGGAGTCATGCCTAAATCTTTGGCAGATTCCACAATTTGTAAATATTTGTGTGCTCCCATGTTTTCAGGGGAATTTTGAAACATATTTTGTACTACTGGATAAGCAGTTGGGTTGTCTTTCCATTGGGGCGTATTACCGCCAAGTGCATCGTTATAGCCTGATACTAGAGAAAACCCTGCTTTTGGGTCAGGATTGTATTTTTCATTACCTGAACCTTGATGCGTAACTCTAAAAGCACCAGCTTTCATAAGAGCGTCAAAATTTAACGGCTTATAATCAGCAGTCAAATTGGGATTGTCTGATGTTAAATGAGAATACTTCTCAAAATCAGTAATAGGCACAATTAGCTCTTAAATTTAAGTAAGTAGATGGTTGTGTCGATCTCTTGGGCGATATTGTCAATAAGCTGGCAGATCTCTGAATCTTGTGGCAAATCCTGACGGGCATCTTTAACAAACGCTTTCAAGGATTGCAAGTAGGCTAATGGTTCTTTTGGCTGGTGATATGTAGCAGGAAAATCGGTAATCTGCCCGTAGCAACCAAAGTAGGCTTCAGCCAGTTCATCGGTCAGTTCAATAATGTTCTCGTAAAAGTGTCCTAATGCCTTGTGCTTGGCGTAAGACTTAGTTGCCCAATGGAAAAAATGGGTAT